AAATACTGTTTTATTATTCTTGTTTTTATTCCAGTGTCTTTTAAAAGAGTAGAGGCGTATTCATTATACTGTTTCTCTGAAGATAAATTTTCTTGTTTTGTTATATATGAAGATAATTCATTTCTTAATAACTGTAATTTTTCATTTTCAACTTCTAAATCATTGTAAGAAGACAATTCTTTAATTTCTTTTTGTATTTTAGCAATATATTTGTTTATTGTAGCTATAGTTGAATTGTTTTTTATTATTTCGTTATTATGTTCTTGTATATGATGAATTATTTTTTGAATTTCTTCTGTCCGCTTATTATTTTTTTCGATTTTAATTTCGATATTTTCAATTGCAGTTCCAAGTTCTCTTTTTGTTTTATCGATTCCACTAAGTTCATTATGTCTGAATTGTTCATCAATACCTTGTTTGCAGGTTGGGCATGTATCGTTTTCTTCATAGAACTTTTTTTCCTTTACTATTTTCTTTAATCGTGTCTCAAGTTTAGACTCTAATTGAAGTAATTTAATACCTTTATTTTCAATGGATAATTTATCAGAAATTTTATTTTGTAAGATATCAATGTGTTTTTGAATTAATTCAATATTTTTATTTAATGATACCGTTTGTTGTAATGATGTATTTAATTCTTTGTTTTTATTTTCTATTTCTGTTTCATTTTGTTTTTTGATCTTTTCAATTACTTCTTTTTGAATTTGTATTTTTTCTGATACTAAATCCATTGCATATTTGTTTTTATTAATCTCTTCTTTTATGTTAGATAATTTGTCTTTTACTATGCTATTCATAGAAGAAAATATTTGAATATCTAATAAATCTTCTATGATTAATCTTCTATCTGATGCAGATAGTTGCATAAAAGGAACAAACGATGCAGAACCCAAAATTACGACTTGAGTAAATGATTTATAGTTTAATTTTAGAATAAATTTTTCAAGATGTTCTTGATAATCTAGAAGTTTAGAATCTTGATTTAAGAGATTTCCGTCACAGTAAATTTCAAAAATATTTGGTTTTATTCCACGTATAACTTTGTATTTCTTTTTGCTTATAGAAAATTCAATTTCTACTACGCAATCTTTTTGATTTATACTATTCGGTAATTGAGGTTTATTTATTTTACGAAATGCTTTTCCAAATAAAACAAAACATAAAGCATCTAATATTGTAGATTTACCTGCACCATTATTACCGATGATTAGAGTATTTTGTGAGCGTGTAAAATTTATTTCAGTAAATACTGATCCCGTACTTAGGAAATTCTTCCATCTTATGGTTTCAAAAATTATCATATTTTCTCTATAGATAGTGCTTCTATATATAATTCTTTCATTATATTTTTTAAACGTGAACTATCTATATCCTTTTGTTCTATAGAATCTATAAATTTATTAATAATATCAACTGTATCTTGAGATTCGTCAATGAAATCATCTTCAATCTCTTCCATTATATCATTATGATCTTCTATAACATTAATGTCTATTGGATTAATTGAATGTAATTTTTCAATGAATTGATCAAATACAAAAGGATTTGTTTTATTTACTACCATTAATTTAATATATGAATTGTGAAATTTATCTAAATTTTTATTTAAAATTTCTTCTTCTGATTCTAGTTTATCATCATATACTAATTTATGAAACATCAAATTAGTATTTTCCACAAATTCCAAATTGCGTGTATATAGATCAAAAATATGAAAACCCCTAGGATCACCATAGTCACTCCACGTAAGTTGATATGGGTTACCCAAATATGATATATTATTTTCATTAGACTTGTGGTGATAGTGACCACTAAAAACCATATCAAACTTTCTAAAAACATTTCTATCTAAACCTTCTTCTGATTTCATTCCTCTATGCATTGTGAATCCTGCTATTTCAAAGTGACCCATGCAAATATCTGCTTTTGTTTGTTTTAGCGTCAACATAGAATCATTGTAATTTTCTGCACATATCCATGGCATCATACAGATCGGAATGTCTTTAATAGTAATAGTAGTAGGATGATCGATGACAGTTATATTTTTATATTCACGTAAAAGAAGATCGACTGAATTCACATCATTTGTGTTTTTATATGAGGTATCGTGATTACCAACTAAAATATATGTTTCAATTTTTCTTTTTGATAATTCATCGAAATATATTTCTTTTGCTTTTTTCCACGTTACAAAATTTATATATTTTCTTCTATCAAAAGTATCACCCAACATAATAACAGTTTTTATATTATTTTTATCTAATGTCGAAAAAAAAATATCACGATAAAATTTTTCATAAAAATCTATAAAATGCATACTATCATTTCTTGCACCCCAATGCGTATCAGTTATTAGTGCTATTTTCATCATTTAAATATTTCCAATTGCCTTTATAATTTAATCTACATCGTCTTCTGATATTAACAGGATCGATACCAAAATGTTTTGAAGCTGATAATGCATCATTAAAAATTAAACCATCTGCGAATATTCTTTTAATTGGTTTTTGTTTTCTTTTTTTAAAATCTTTAGAGCCCTTTGTTCTTCCTGCAATGACTCTATTTTTCATCTTTTCTGATGGATTTTTCCATTTTTCTTTCATTGCGTCTGATTGTTGATTTTTATTTCTTTCAATTAATTTTTGTTTTTTATGAAACCCAGGTAAACTATCCCAATATTCTTTTGTTTTTATGGATTTTATTTTTTTTGTAATTTCGCTGTTTTTTATTGAACAAAATCCTTTTGTCGCAATAGAATGATTGAAATAATCATCACTTAAAACATTTAATTTAATTTGTAAATCACGTTCTTTAATTATTAATTCTTGTGTTGATATATTATCAAAAGTTTCTAATATTTCAAATAAAAAATTATCTTTATTATTTTTTTGTTTTTTCCACCAATCACGTAAACTTAGTTTTTCAGTGTACTCATAAATTTGTTTTGAATCTACTGAACCAAAATAGTTTCCTTTATAATTATATTTTGATCCAATGTAAAATTTTGGATAATTTGTGTTTAAGTGTGGTTTAAAAGTGATTTTATATAAAATATGCATAGTAAGTCCCCCTATACATATTTATGTTTTTATAATATATATCATGATAAATAATTGCTACTTTCATTGTTTAGAATACCATTTTAGTTCAAGTATCATTCCTTCTGCAAATTTATTTGCAAAATACAAAGCTTCTCTCATTGTATCGAACACTTTAAATGCTACATTATTTTCTTCTTTGTATGTAACTTTATACATAATATCACTCCAAAACGTCAATTATATCACTCTTCGATGAACTTTTCAATACCTTTTGGCTTTTTTGGTGTCTTTTTATTGTTCTTTGCTGTCTCGTAAGACTCAATAAACTCTGATATGTTATCATACATTTCAAATTGAACGGTAGAACCATCTTCATTTTCTAAAAGTTCAAATTCATCTAAAATACCATATAGCTCTGTTGCTTTGTATTTTATATATAATTGTTTCTTTTCTTTTTGAATTCTTCTAATAAAAGCATAAAATATGATTTGAGTAAAATAAGCAAATGGATTTGTTCTTTCGGGATCAAAATTCCTAAAGTACATTATACAATTTTCTATACCGTCACCTATCATATCTTCACGCATTGGATAGTTTACGAAATTTCCTTTGTGTGATAACCCTTCTGCAATCTTCATAAAACATTCGCCAATGTAGTTAGGTATTGCTGGCTCAGGTAAATTGTTTTCTGTTGCGTGTTTACATTTTGCTTTGTAATCAATTAATGCTTTAAGAAAATCTGCATTGTTGATATAATTTTTTGATGCCATAATATTTTTTTCCATAATGTGTTGACTTTTCTCTTGACAAAGAGTATAGTTGAGTATGTAGAGTTTGATTTAATAATTCTATATGTTTAATGTAATAAGTTATTGTTGTTATCTAAACTATCAAATTGATGAATAAGCTCTTCAGAATCAGATTCATCAAGACCAGAAAGCATGTCACGTAACTGTTCTTTAACAGTAATCATCTCTTGTAATTTACTTACAGTTTCAGTGTAGTATTCACAAAAATCATCAGTAGGCTCAGTCACAAACAAAACATCTTTAGCATGTAGTGTAATTTGATTACTCTTTATCAGTTGTAAAGGTAACCACTGTTTCATCACAAGTCCAGCATATTTACCACGATAATCAATACCAACT